TGCCCTTTCTTTCACACACCAATTTTAACCGAGAGGGGACTTTCACAACTTTCAGAAAATATTGAAACTTATGAAACCATATAAGAAATTAAACATACAAGAACAAAGGTACTTTGACCGATTGGTTCAGGACCTGGAATACTGCGGACTCTTAAACGAAGCCGATTCCGTAATTGTAACTAGATGCGCTCGTTCGATTCAGTTATTGGAGGAAGCGGACGTGGAATTGAAAGGCAATCAAATCCAAACGTATCCAAATGGATCCCGACAAGTTAGTCCGGAATTAACCGTGTACAAAACGCACTTGGCACACGTTGAAGGATTCTTGAAACAACTTGGATTGACACCAGCAGTTCGCGACAAAATGAGAAACGAACAATCCGAAGAAGTAAGTGATCCGTTCGATATAATTATGAATCAGAGCCATACCGGATAATTGGAAGTTCGCGAATACATATCTGATGTTTTAGAAGGCAAACGAATCTACGGCGATTTGGAATTAGCCGCGGTCAAAAGGTGGGAGCAATTTGAAAAGAATCCGGATATTTATTACGATGCGGATGGTGTTCAAAGGATTATTACTATTTTCAGAATGTTACGGCATACATCCGGAGAATATTATGGAAAACCTTTCCAATTACTTCCTTGGCAGATATTTGTATTGAGCTGGATATTTGGTTGGAAGTACAAGCGCAATAATTACCGAGTTACGCGCAAAGCGTATGTGGAAGTAAGCAAAAAAAATGGAAAATCTGAATTTGCCGGTGCGCTTGGTGTAATCGGTGCGTTTTTTGATGGAGAAATGGGTGCAGAGTGCTACTCTGCTGCAAACAAATACGACCAGGCAACCATTTGTTGGAATGCTGGAAAGGTTATGGCAACTCAATTTATGCAAGAATCAAAGAAGTTTGCAAGTATTTGCAAAGTTTACGATTCGATTACAACTCGTGGATTGAAAAACTTGCAAGGTGAATCGAGTTTCAAGCCGATTGCAGCCGATTCAAAAACATTAGATGGAGTTCGTCCACATTTTGCAATTATTGATGAATACCACGAAGCAAAGGACGATTCAATATTACGCAACCTTGCATCTGGAATGGTTAATAGGACGCAACCGTTGTTGTTTATAATTACAACTGCCGGATTCAATATCAATGGACCTTGTCATCAATATCGAAAGGTTGTGAATGACATCGTGTCTGGTAAAAAGGATGACATTAGTACATTCGGATTAATATTTGCAGCCAACAAGGATGATGATTGGCACAAGGAAGAAACTTGGCAAAAGGCAAATCCAAGCATTGGCACAACTCCAAGTTGGGAAGGGTTGAGAACTGAATACACAAAGGCAATTAATGAAGGACAATCTGCGGAAATTAATTTCAAGACAAAGAATTTAAATATCTGGGTCCGTCAATCAAAAACTTGGATAACGGACAAGATTTGGATGAAAGGCAACAAATCCGTATCCGAATCCGAAATAATTGGAAGCGAATGTTATGCTGCGGTGGATTTATCTACTAAATGGGATTTAACTTGTTTCGGAATCTTATTCCCACCAACACCAGATCGCGACAGTTTCATATTTAAGGCAAAATACTACTGCCCAGAAGAAGGAGCGCAATTTAGAGCCAAAAAGGATGGAGTTCCTTATCTAGACTGGGCAAAGGATGGAAATTTAAACCTAACGAAAGGAAATGTAACCGATTTCAATGCAGTTCGCACCGACATTAACGAAGCAATGGATAATTATGCGATTCAAAAAATATATTATGATCCTTGGCAAAGCACTCAATTCGCTTCTGAACTATATGCGGAAGGTGTTCCGATGCGTGAATTTAGACAAACGGTCGTTTCATATAACGAGCCGATTCGAGAATTGGAGGCATTAATTGAAAAAGGTCAGGTTTGGCACGGTGGTGATCCAATTTTAAGATGGATGGCTGGGAATATCACCATCAAAACCAATCACACCGGATTAATTATGTTTGACAAATCCAAAAGCCAAGAGAAAATCGATGGAATGGTGGTTTTAGCTATGTGTTATGCAGCATATATGGATTCAAAAAAAGGTCAAACACCATTCAACGCAGATGAAGTGATTTCATTTATATAATTATACAAAATGAGCAACAAGGAATACTTCGACTACTTTTTTAGCATAGTCGATACCAAAATGAGCTATCACCAGGCGTATATAGCTACAGAACAATGGCATTTCAAACAAAAAGGAATTAACAAATACAAAAATTACGGAACTTTTAGAGTTATGAAGTCAAAATGGTTACGCGGTATATTAAAATAAAAAAAGCCGCCCAAAAAATGAGCGGCAACGTAATAAAAACCGTAACTATGACCAACTTTGATGCGTAAATATACTAATTTATTTCGTGTTCTTCCGGAATCCTGTCGATATAAATGTGTCCGATTCGACAATGGCTTGATTTATCAAATCCATCTCTACTTCGTTTCATAATACTGCGGAATCAAATCTGGATTCTTCTTCCATTGTTTTGTAGCGCGTTGCAACATCTTCCAAGATAATTCGCTATATCTTGAATAGGCTGCTTTGTGGTCTTTGTACGTTTCAAGGTAGAATTTGCCATCAAATTCTCCATAAATTGAAAAAAGGTCTTTGTAATCGTTCATTTTGATTTGATTTTTGATTAAGAATTTAATTCTACCCTATAAACATAATCACCGTTATAGTAGTGTGCATCATCATCAAAGGGATTGTAAACATTTTTAGCTATACCATAAATTTCTTGGCTTTCTTGATCGGCGAAGAAAATAGGAACTTCTTCTGCTATAAAACAATCATAAATTGACATAGAATTATACAAAAATCCTATAACTTCTTTTTGAGTATAAAATGAATACTCTTTTTGTGAACCGTTGTTGTGAAATAATCTTAAAGTGTACATTTTGATTTGATTTTGATTAATGATAGTACAATATACAAAAAGTTAACAAAGAACAACACTTTGTTAATTATTTTTTGGTTTTTTTCATAAAAAATCTCAAATATTTGCCTATGCGATTAATCCAACGTGTAATTAAGCCGTTCCAAACGGCAAGGGCAGCAATTTACTCCAAGATTGGACCAGCCAAAGACTGGTCCACGTGGCAAACCGTATTATTTTCGGCTTCAAGAGCAAAGGTTTCCGTAAATTGGAAAACATCTCAAGCAATTCCAGCTTATTTCAGAGCCGTTACAATTCTATCCGAGCAAATCGCTTCGCTTCCGTTTTCGGTATATACCAAAGATGAAGAAGGAAACATAACCGAAGCGGTTAACCATCCATTGTATCCATTAATTAATTTTCGACCAGAGCCGACTCGCGACAAGTTCACGTATATGGAAACTTTGGTGAGGCAGTTATTTACTGGATCAAGCAACTACAAAGGTGGAAACGCACTAATTCATATAATGACAGATTCGTCTGGCAATATTGATAGATTACACTTAATTACGGAAGAATGGGAACAATTCAAGGTTGAAGGCGAATATTTCTACTATATTCACGAACACGGTGCGTCCGTTCCGGCTTCGGAAATTATACATTTAAGGATGTACTCCGAAGATGGAATACTTGGCAAATCCGTAATCGATTACCAACAAGACACACTTGGAAGGGGAATTGCCGAAATCCAACACGGAGCGAATTTCTACGGAAATGGAGCGCAAATCGGAGGCGTTTTGGAAACGGATCAGGCATTAAGTAAGGAACAAAGAGATATAATCCAGGAGAGTTGGAATAGGAATTATCAAGGACCAGATAATAGTGGCAAAACGGCATTGTTAAGCAATGGAGTTAAATACAGAACAACAGGTAAAGGAGTTGACGCTAACGACATAGAAGGAAGAAGGCTTACCATAACTGACATAAGCAATATCACGGGTGTTCCCGTTACCTTACTTGGTCAATCCGAAACCTTTAACAATGCGGAATTATTAAACCGAATCTTTGTGCAGTACACATTGCGAAGCTGGACAAAGAGAATCGAATCCGAATTTAACTCCAAGTTATTTCCGCGAGAGCAATGGGGTAAGACCTTTGTAAAATTTGATTTAGATGGATTGTTGCAAGGAGATACAGATTCAAGAGCCAGATTGTATCAAACAATGTATAATATTCGCGCATTGAATCCCAACGAGATAAGGAAGAAGGAAGGATTGAACGGCTACGAAGGTGGTGACGAATACGGAATGCCATTGGCTTCTAATTCAAAGGAAAACTTAAATCCGTAAATATGCCTTACAACGATTATCCAGAGGCAGCAGTAAATAACGCTAAAAGAGCGATTAAGCATAAGGAAGATAACGGTTCGGATTGTGGAACGACCATAGGCTGGACGAGAGCCGGACAAATTTCAAGAAAAGAAAAATTAAGTGTTGATACCATTAAAAGGACCTTTAGTTTTTTATCTAGAGCAAAAACTTATGACCAAGGAAAATACACGGATGAAGATGGAAACGAAATATGCGGATCAATTATGTATGATGCCTGGGGAGGAGATGCGATGAAAGATTGGGCAGAAAGAAAGATTAAGAATTTACCAGAAAGCGAAAGAAAAAACGAAATGGAAAAAGAAATAAGAACATTCGGATTGGAGTTAAGAGCGATGGATGGAGAGGAAAAGAAAACCGTACGCGGATACGCTGCCACATTCAATTCACCATCTGGTGATTTAGGTGGGTTTATTGAGCAAATCGATCCAAACGCGTTTGACGAAACCGATATGAGTGATGTTCGCGCATTATTCAATCACGACCAAAATTACGTACTTGGTAGAACCGTATCTGGAACGCTCCGACTAATGAAGGATGAAAAAGGATTAGCATACGAAGTAGATTTACCGGATACGCAACTTGGACGAGATATGTACGAATCCATTAAGCGTGGCGATATTAGTCAATCTTCATTCGCGTTCACAATAGAAGATGACGAGTTTAGAATGGAGAATGGAAACGTTTTTAGAACCATCAAGAAAATTAAGCGATTATACGATGTTGCACCGGTTACCTTTCCGGCTTATGAGGCA